CAGCACGCCATCGACCGCGCTGGTTACGGGCCTGCTAACCCCGACAAGCCGGGCGACTTCTGGGAGCAGAAGGCGAAGGCATGGCAGGCAACCGTAGCCGAGGCGCGCAGCATGGTCTGCGGGAACTGCTCGCTGTTCAACACGACGACCAACATGCAGGGCTGCATCACGCAGGGTATCGGCGGGCAGGATGCAGCCGATGTAGAGCGTGAGGGCGCGTTTGGCTTCTGCGAAGCCTTCGACTTCAAGTGCAGCGCCAAGCGCACCTGTGCAGCGTGGGTTGTAGGCGGGCCATTCGACGACGCCAAGGCTGGTGTCAACAGCGACGGGGCGGGCGCGAACATGCCGTATAGCGAGGCGATGGACAGCGGTAAGTCCGAGGCCGAGCGCGGTACGTTCATGGACGCGCCGAACTACCGCCTGTCCAACGTGCAGACCGAGGTGTGCAACCGCTGCGAGCACTACACGCGCGACGGCTGGTGCAGCAAGTTCAACTTTTCCGCTGGGCACGAGTACGTGTGCGATGCCTTCATGGAAGGCACCATCGACCACATCATGGCAGGCGGCAACCACGGCAGCTCCCCCACCACGCAGGAGGAGGCCGACGCGGAGAGCGCCGAGCGTGCGGTCAGCGGGAACACCGACCTCCCGCTCGCACCCGAGGACACCGCCTGGGGCTGGGACACCGAAACCGCGAATGAGGTGCTGGGCGACCCGCCGGATTGGGAACGCTACGGCATGGCGCACCTGTGGATGGACACGGCTGCGCCCGAGCGCCGCGCCAGCTACAAGCTGCCGTTCGCCAAGATGGTCAACGGCGAGCTGCACATCGTGTTCCGTGGCGTGGCTGCGGCGATGGGCGCTCTGAACGGTGCGCGTGGCGGTGTGGATATCCCCGCCAGCGACCGCGCTGACGTGTACGAGCGCATCACCGCGCTGTACCAACGCTTCGACAAGGAACCGCCCGAGCTGCTGCGCGCGGGTGATACGGCGCTTGACAACGCTGGCGTGCAGGGTTCTACTGCCACCAGCCAGTCGGACGCCGTGGAAAGCGCAGCACTGCAACCACCCTCCAGCGAGGACAACGCCATGACTGACAACCGCAGCACGGCGACCGACACCCAGCGCATGGACAACCTTGAGCGCGCCATTGGCGAGCTGAACGGTGTCCTGTCCAAGCTGGTGGAGCGCGTCGCCCCGACCGCCACGACCAACACCGCCCCGGTGGCCGACGAGGCCGCCCAGCTCCGCGCGCAGCTGGAGGCCAAGGAGGCGCAGCTCACGCGCGCCCTCGCCGCCGCCTCGCGGCAGGGTGTGGCGCACAGCCCGCACGCCAACCGCCACACCGACGTCGGCGGGCACGGCGCGCTCATCCGTACCGTGGAGCGCACGCTCGGCGGCGGCTCGGCGCTCGTCTCCATCGCCCGCTCGCAGGCCGAGCGCCGCGACACCACCGCGCTGCAGACGCGCGCCCAGCTGGAGGCTGACCTGCGCAGCCTGCTCGCTGCAGCGTTCGCTGACGGCATCATCACCGACAGCATGGAGGGCTGATACCCATGTCCACGACCCCGACTGTGTGGGCGGGCCTCGACCCGTCCAAGCGCGAAGCCTTCGCCCGCTCCATCAACGTGGCGGGTGCGGGCAGCGTGCTCGTGCAGAACTTCACCAACCGCATCATCCAGCAGCTCTCCATCCGTGAGTTCGGCGCGCTGGGCACGATGGACCGCAAGCCGGGTTCCGGCTCGGCGGCCATCATCAACCGCCGCACCGCGTCCACCATGACGGTCAGCGACGTGTGGGTGTCCGACACGGACTCCGTGGTTGAGAGCACGGGCAGCTACGCGCAGGCGACGTTCACCTACGCCACGCTCGCCACGCGCGGCAAGGTGACCCGCAAGATGCGCGCCCGTGGCCGCAGCTACATCGACATCCTCGCCGAAGAGATGATGCAGAAGGCCGACGACTTCAACGAGTCGTTGGAAGCTGCCATCTTCATCGGTGACAGCGGTGCCAGCGGCGACGCCAACATGATGAACGGGCTGCTCACGCTCGTCAACGCCGTCGCTGGGCAGGTGGTGGCGCAGACCTCCGCTGGCGCTGGTGGCGCGCTGACGCTCGCCAAGCTGGACGAAACCATCGACGTGGTGCGCGGCGCGGGCAACCGTTCCGACCTCGTCATCTACGGCTCGTTCAAGGGCATCCGCAAGCTCAACGCGGCGCTCCAGGCGCAGCAGCAGTTCATCAACGAGGTGGAAATCGCTGCAGGCTTCCGCGTGCGCACCTACGACGGCATCCCGCTCGTGGTGTCCACGGGTATGCGCGACGACCTCGGTTGGTCGGGCACCGCTGTCACCAAGCTCGGTGGCGAGGTCACGAACCCCACGACCGCTCTTGTGGTCGTGAACAAGCGGTTCGCGTACCTTGAGGAGCTGACCCCCATGACGATGATGCCGCTGGCCACGACTGACAGCCAGTTCGACCAGTTCGACATCTACTGGGACGGCGCGGTGGTTCTCGCCAACACGAAGGGCGCTGCCCTTCTCGCTGGCATCGCGGGCACCTGACCGTTGGGCGCGTAGCCTAGGGCAACGCACAGACGCCCGCCTCCGCGAAAGCTGGGGCGGGCGTTCTGCTGCGCGGGTGGGGCGCGCAGCTGCGCAGGGGGGTGCGCAGCTGTGTGCGCGACGTGATACAGTCGGCGCTGGAGGCAGCCCCACATGAGCGCCATCATGGACGCACCGCCCGCACCTGGCACGTACAGCTACGTCGTGCGCCGCTTCGACCGCAGCGCGGACGACAACGACAGCCAGCCCATCGCCTTCTGCGTGTACGACGAGGCCACCGACAGCCGGGCTATCGAGCTTGACGGAGAGGTGGCCCACACGCTGTTCCTACAGGGCGACACCGCCTTCCAGCGGGCGGTGCGCACTGGCTGGCTGGACTGCACCGAGCGGTGGCAGCAGGCGCTGGAGGACGCGAAGCCACGCATCAGCACGCCCAGCCAGCGCGCCATCTTCGCCGCGCTGACGGACGAGTGGCAGGACAAGCGGCAGCTGCTGCAGGCCAGCGCCACCAGCGACGGAGAGTGGCGCACCACCATCCGGCTGCTGGAAGAGCGTGGCCTAGCCGAGTGCAACCTGTCGCCGCGCCAGCGCAGGCACGCGGCAGCGCACGGGAACATGGGATACCGCTACAGGCGCGGCCCTCGCGCACACGAGGTATGACGTGGCCACACTGACCAGCACTGCCCGATGCAAGCGGGTTCTCGGCATTCCCGCAGGTGTCACGCTGCACGACGCGCTGCTGGACGACCTCGTTGACGTGGGCGAGCAGATGGTGCTGGCCTACTGCGGGATGGCTGCGTTGACGGCCACCAGCGTGACGGAGCTGTACGACATCGAGGCGGCTGGCACGAGCGAGCTGCGCCTGCGCGGGTTCCCCGTGTCCAGCGTGCAGGCTGTGGTGGCCAGCGGTGCCACACTGCAGGCGACCCAGTGGTACGTGGACACGCGCCCCGGTATTGTGCGGCTCTCACCGCTTGGGTACTTTTTCCCGGTCGGTCGGCAGCAAGTGAGCGTCACGTACACGTTCGGCTATGCCAGCCCGCCCGCAGACCTGCAGCACGCCGCCACGCTGGTGGCAGTGGCCGAGTTCAACCGGGCGCGCCACGCGGGCCTCTCCAGCGAGGGCATGACCGGGTATCGCTACTCGGTGGACGACAGTGCCCTTCCGCCCGCTGCCCTCGCCATCCTCGCCCGCTACGTGCGGGCCTTCCCCACGGACGCCAGCGCATGAGCACACACTGGACACGCCCGCACGTTGACGGCGACCCCGACGACGGGCTGGTGGTGCACACGCCCGAGGAAGCGGTGGTGTGCTCGCGCGTGACTGGCGGCTGGCTGGCCGAGGTGCACACGCCGACCGCCGAGGCGGTGCTGCTGCGCAAGCGGTGGCAGCAGGTGGCCGCTCCGCAGCCCGCCGAGGCAGCTGCACCCAAGGCCAGCAAGCGCAGCAAGGGCACGAGCTGATGCGCGCGCTGGTGACGGGTGGCGCTGGCTTCATCGGGCAGCACGTGGTGCGGCAGCTTGTGCGGCAGCACGGCGACGACGCGGTGTGGGTGCTGGACAACCGCACGCACGCGGCGACCGGGTGGGATGCGGTGCAGCACGCACTGGGGGCACAGCTGGTGCACGGCACCATCTGCGACCCGCAGGCGGTGGCGATGGCACTGGCTGACGCGAAGCCCGACGTGGTGCTGCACCTGGCAGCGCAGAGCCACGTTGACCGCAGCCTGCGCGAGCCGGACGTGTCGATGTTCGTCAACGGGTACGGCACGCAGGTGGTGGCCACCGCGTGCGCGTTCGCAGACGTGCCGCTCGTCTACTGCAGCACCGACGAGGTGTACGGGCCTGCGATGATGCTGGGGCGCGTACCCACAGCGTTCAGCGAGCAGGCCAAGCTGCACCCATCCAGCCCGTACAGCGCGGGAAAGGCAGCGGGCGAGATGGCCGTGCAGGCGATGGGTGTGAGCGCCGGGCTGCGCTACGCCATCACTCGCGGCTGCAACGCCTGGGGCGAGGGCCAGCTGGGAGAGAAGCTGCTGCCCATCGCCTGCGCGCTGCTGCAGGCTGGCCGCCCTGTGCCGCTGCACGGTGGCGGCACGCAG